CTTCCATGCCGCCGCTCGGCTTTTGCTACAACTGCGACGAGGTGGTGTTTGAGGGATGCTTTTGCGATGTTGATTGCCGCGACGATTACGAACATAGGGAAAGCAGACCATGATTTTACAAGTTGAATTCACCTGGTTGGTTGGACTGTTTGTTTTATTTGTCTTGGCAGCGTGGGCGCTGGGCAAGGTGCTGATCGGGCAGTTTGATAAACGGCTGGACGAGCGCTTTGCCACGCAGGAAGTGGCGCGCACCGAAGCCCAGGAGCATTGGGAAAACCGCTTTTCTCAGATAGAGACGCTGGCGCGTTCCACGGATCGCGACATGCTGCTGATGCGGGGCGACCTGCCAAATCAGTACACACGGCGTGAGGACACGATCCGCAACCAGTCGGTACTGGAAGCACGCATGGATGCGCTGATGAACGAGGTCAAGATGATACGAATCGAAGGGGGAAAATAATGGACATCGCCAAAGTACGGCGCGAGATGATGCGCTGGAATATTATTTTGACGCTCAACAACGCCCGGCCTATCGGTGCGGCTGAAGAACTGGTGCTGTCGGTAGTACAGGCAATCAGCCCGCATGCCTCGGCGCAGGACGTCCGGCGCGAGCTGGATTATCTGGAAGCGCGCGCGCTGGTCAAGATCCACCGCGAGCCGAACGGTCACTGGCACGCCGAGCTGACCAGGCACGGCGTCGATCTGGCGGAGTACATGGTGGATTGCGATCCGGGTATCGCGCGCCCGGTCAAGTACTGGAGCAACTAGCGTGGCGCCGCGCAGCAAAATATCCAGGCTCCCGGATGCCGTTAAATCATGGCTTGATCGGGCGCTGGCCGACAAAGGCTTCGCCGACTACGAGCTGCTCGCCGCCGAGCTGAAAACGCGCGGCTTCGATATCAGCAAGTCTGCCGTACACCGCTACGGGCAGGAATTCGAGACGCGGCTGGCCGCTCTGCGCATGGCCACCGAGCAGGCGCGGGCGATATCCGAATCAATCCCGGACGATGCCGGCGCGATGAACGACGCGCTGATCCGCCTGGTGCAGCAAAAGGCATTCGATACCCTGCTGAAGATGGAAGAAGGCGCACCGATGAAGGAGATCGGCCTGATGGTCGCGCGCCTGTCGAACGCCACGGTGAAGCAAAAGCAGTGGGCCATTGAGGTGCGCGCCAAGGCCACGGCGGCGGCTGATGCGGTCGAGGCTATCGGCAAGAAGGGCGGGCTTTCGCCTGCTGCGCTGGATATGATCCGGCGCGGGATTCTCGGGATTGCGGCGTGAGCAAGTTATCCAAAATACTGCGTGACGCCATTGATGGCAATGGTGTTAAGTGTTTGCACTTCCGCTGCCCTGGCTGCAACACCGTTCATGGTGTGACAGTGACCGGAGGGCATGCATGGCAATGGAATGGTGATGTTGATAAGCCAACATTCACGCCGTCTGTGCTTGTAACATATCCAGCCAATCCAAATGCCAGCGAAAAATTCAAAGAGTGGCGCACTGAGCGGCGCTGCCATTCATTTGTTACCGATGGTCGCATCCAATTCCTTAGTGATTGCACCCACGCGCTGGCTGGGCAGACAGTAGATTTGCCTGCTTGGGAGCCGGAAGAGTGACCCCCGCCGTCCTTCTTCCCTACCAGCAGCGCTGGGTATCCGAAACCTCCGACGTAGCCGTATGGGAAAAGTCCCGCCGGATCGGCGCGTCCTGGTGCGATGCCTGCGATGCGGTGATGACCTCCGCGCCCGCAGAGAACGCGATGGATGCGCTGTATATCGGCTATTCCGAGGACATGACGCGGGAGTACATCGACGATTGCGCGATGTGGGCCAAGGCGTTTGACTTCGCCGCCGGTGAGATGAACGAATGTATTTACGAAGACGAAGGCGTGGCGATCAAGGCGTTCCGCATCGACTTCGCCAAGCCGCTTCTCAAGCGCGAAGGCGACGACACCAAGCGCGGTCAGATGGCCGCGCCAACCGGTCAGGTCGACAAGTGGGGTGCGCGCCATCGGCAGCGTCTGTCCGGTCATGCGGCGCGGCAGTCCGCTTCGCGGCCGAACAGCAGGTCGGGCAGTTGG